AGGCAACTCCCATTCGCTTACTTTCCACTCCATTAACTCTTGGAATGTATGTGGAATGAATGAATCGTCGGGCTCGTCCTTGTACTCTTGCCAGTTATTAGGGAAATACTTCTTAGCCATTACCATACAAACTCTTTAAAAACGCGAATTAACGTGCCGTCCTCTAAGTCAGACAAGCCCTTAGCAGCCAGAATCGCTTGAGCATAGGTTTGTGAACGGATCAACCAGGTCCTTGTTTGATTGTCAGCGGTCAAGAACTGGGCCTCAAAAGTTGTCAGCATGAGTAAGTCCTTGTGGTGATCGTGAATGGGTTGGGCAATAAAAAAGGGCTACGTATTACCGCAACCCAGGTAAGTGTTAATGCACCACATGCTTTTCAATAGTCCAGTAATCAGGATCTAAATTACCTAATTTTATGCATTCAGTAATGGCTTTCGCATGAGATCGGTAGATACTATGAACTTCGCCAAACATACTGTCAACAATAACATAGACATCATCCTGAGTGATAGCGTCCTTACATTCTTTAGCCAATTGGTCTACATCCACGGCCTTGTAAATAGTGTTTGCGTTGAAGCTCATCAGTAGTGACACCTCGAACCAGTCCAATTAGGATTGTTCATAAGATCTTCGATCTCATCCTCAGTAAGTCCTTCGTTAGTGTTTTCATGGTCTACAAAGTAATCCTCAAGATAGGCATCAAGTAGTTTCCAGAAGTAGGAATCAAGCTTTGACATAATCCCTCAGCAATGTTTTCTCAATGGTTACAGCAGCCAGGTTAGACATACTGCGTCCTTGAATGTAGCTTTGCTCCTCTAAAATAGAGAAGACACGATTGGGCAGCGTAATTGTTAGCCTGACAGGTTTAACAAAACCAAACTTTTTAGCGGGCATGATTGAGTCCTTAGTTAACTTGAGTTGAACACGTTGACGAATTAACTTGGCTAGCACTTGGTGAGATGAAGAATCCCAAGACAAAAAGGGATAGGCTAGCTGTTAAAATGATGGCGTTGAGTTTCATGCAATGGGTGCGTCCTTGTGGTGATTGTGAAAGATAAAAAAGAGAAGGACCATCAAAGGCGATGATCCTTGCTTAGTGTATAAGTTAGGCATAGGCTACATACTTTGCCCCAGATCCATGAGCTTGCACATACACGTCCTTAGTGTTGCCATCACATAGGGTGCAAGTTATGCATTGGGTCTTACTATTCTCTCGAGTAGCAGGGCACAAGATAGCATTCTTTAACGTAGCATTCTTGCTAGTCACTTGAAATGTTTTCCAGCCCATACTTGAGGCTTCGATATAATCCTTGAGAGAATCGCAGCTTGCTTGATACAAACCCTTGAATTCTTGAGCATGATCTAAAGACCACATGTGAGTGTAGCCAGTATGCCCAGCTGCATACTTATTCAAGGTAATAACAACACCGGGATCAATAATCGCAGGGTCACCATATGCTCCCCAGCGAATCTTACGTCCCTTAAAAATAGCTGCTAGGTCGTTGTAGCTGTGGTCTGTAGAATAACCGCCCCGCTTATATGTTTTCTAGACAATATTCGGAGCCTGGCCAACGTTAACGTAGCAAGACCTTTCACCCTTAGCATTCTTTCTATGTGGACAGGTGCCACAAATGCTGACATCGTCACCCGTAGCAATTGCTACCACTGGGTTAACATCATCCCGCATGATCCAAACCTGGACCATATTGCCAGTTTTGCGATTAGAGCAATTAACTGTAGCAATGGCAACGTAGGGTTTGTTATCAATAGGACTTAATCCTTTGTCGATTACAAACCCCTTATGTTTTGCCTGAGCTTTAACTCTAGGCTTGGCATTAACAGTTAACTTAGGCTTAGCCATTGGTTGACTCCTTGGTGATTGTGAATTGTGTTAAGCAGGGATAGAATCGAAACATTCTGCAGCTATCACAAACTCTGTATCAATACCTAAAAACTCGCATAACTCATCAGGGTTTAGATTATCAAGTAACGCTAAATCTACGTCCTTAATAATTACTTGACTAGTGCCGTCATCTTGTGGGAAGAATTCATTAACGATGCCATCCATTAAATATTCTTCAATGGGGCATTCTTCGGACAATGTAAACCGTAGGCTTACAGTCTCAGGAATGTAAAGCGTGGCCATGGTTTAAAGAATGCTTCCCTCATTAGGAAGCAATAGGTAGGCAAGGGTTTTGAACCCAAGCATCGCGCTATAAGTGATGCCTACCGTTTGATTGTGGTGCGTCCTTGTTTAGTGGGCAAGTAAGATAGAACCTAAAGTTTGCCCTAGCCCACACAAGCTTTGGTCTCATGGAGCATCCGTGCTCATGCCTAGCTAACAGTGTGGCGGCCTTGACCCTAGGTCTTGACTGCTTTATTCGGTTTTCTATGTTCCAGAGCCTGGGCCTAAGCCTAGGTCTGAAGCGTGGGTGACCCGTGGCCCCCCTTCGCTCATGCAGCAACTATACATCCTCTAGTGGGCAGGTGACAGCGAAGCGCATCGCTCTGTTAGCAACCGTTACATTTGCCCGGTCGTGGGCAAGTGAAAGGAACCGCGCGCGATCTATATATGCAAACAATACGAAGGCCAGACAGATAACAAGAGAGTGATTCTCAATAGCAGTAACAACTGAGACCAGGGTGGCGGCGCTGCAGCCTGCATCAGCCCAGCTGGCACGGTCAGACTGTACAACTAGCGCGGCCTAAGTAACCAATAAGACACCTAAATACACCCACTAAGTAACCCCTACTGGGGGTAACGTGGGTCCTTGAGCATACGATAAGGGGTTTCAGACATTTTTGTCATTTTTCTCAGGGATATACCAAGGAGCAGTCAATCTCATCTCCCCATCCTCTGTTTCACTGTAAATAGGAGCGCTCTCTGAGACAACCTCCTGAGCCTCATACTCAGCGATAGCCGCATCAACGGCAGATACTACCTTCTGATCAATATACCACTCTTCTATGCCCTTCAGGAGGCCTAAGAGAAGGTGATCCAACCAAGGGATCTTAGTATTGATACTTTTATACAGGTCTTTAGAGATATTTAGCTTTAAGGGTTCCATCAGACAACCATCCTCGTCTTAGCTGTTGGGTCTTCATCACCGTGTGCTTCAGGACCGAACCCATCCTTAACAATCTGATAATGGGTAACCTCAGCTGCTACTGAGTCATACTTCTCAATCATCTCATCACACCATTTCGATGCCGACTTAACACTGTCTGTGTACCGTGCAGGTCCAAAGACATCACGTAGTCCTTTACTGGTGGTAACAAATCTGCTTACATTCTTGTAATAGACTAGGATACCATTGGGGCCTTCTCTGTTACGGAAATAACTAATGTAGGTATCATTAGTATTACCTTCGTACTTGTACTCCATACAGTAGGATAAGTAGTAATTAGATGGTTCAGACTCCGCTTCGCTCCGTGTTGGCCTTGGCGGTTCCATCGGGTTTCACAGGATCCAGTACTGGGTTGAATCCTGTTAGTAAGAAGGAGTGGGAAGTGTGTCTTTAAGAGATGTCCCTTCACACGCTTCGCTTAGGACATCAGTAAAGGGGAAGATTGGTCTTATTGACGCCAGTCAATGAGAGCGTCTTCCCCCCTTTGGCCCTTCCTTCCCCTGTATACGTCCCTGTTGTTCAAACCCGTTGGTATGACAGCGAGCTTGCGAGTAACCTCTACAGTCTTTTCCAGAGGGGTGTACCGCCTTTACCAGCCAATCCACGAGCCTTTTGACGCTGTGAGAGGTCCATACCAAAGACCATGTGATTAGCAGCTGACTGGGGGTCATCTAGCCAGGAGTCCAGCATGTCTTGCCAGTCTTCCTGCTTCCGTAGTTTGACGGTCTCATGGGCTGAGATCGACAGGGCATCTGTGAAGTACTTGACGCCTTGGGCTAGGGAGTCCAATCTGTCGTCATGTTTGACGGCACCTTTCTCCCGGCACATCCGAGACATCTGGTAAAACAGCATGTAAAGGATGCGTTCTTCTGGTGGGGCGTCTTTGTTGGAGTTGTAGTCCCACTCCACCAGGCCACGATCAATGATGAGCCGGTGTTGGTTCATGACAGGCTCTAGGGAGTCAATGATGCGGTCCTCTTTACGGACGTTGGCACGGACTTCTTCTACGTCTATGGCTTGCTTGGTTTGCTGGAGGTGCTTTTTGAACAGCTCTGCAATGATTCCATCACCGAAGTTGGTTTCGATGAGGAGCTTCGTGACGTTGTAACGCTTACACCCACGAAGGATGTCAAGAAGTGTATTGTCGCTATAACCGTCGCGATAAGCTCGTATCTCGTGAACGTAGAGAAACCCATTCTTTTGACTGATGTAGGTGGCTGCTGTTTCGTCGGTACCGCGTCCACTTGGGTCAATGGAGCAAATGGTCTCCGTGTAGGGGGTCCACTCACCTTGGAGTTGCATTGGTGAGTAGAAGTAGTCACCGGGTAGGCCCACGGTAGGCAGTTCCTTAAGGACATTCCTTGGATCTGAGCACCACACCACAGAGTCAGGAGCCTGGGTTGGGTTAACTGCGGTAATGATGAGGTCTTGGAACTTAAGGGGAAACTTCTCAGCGTCACTCAGGCTGGTATCCAGCATGAACTGAAGCATGAAGTTGGACCGCCCCATGGCAGCCTCCCGTTCTAGGAGGTCATCATCAGAGAAACGATCAGGATCTGTGACCTGCCACTTCTCAGCACCACTCTCAATGTCTTCTTGAAGCTGGGGAGCAAGCAGTCCCTTGTAGTTGGCTAGGTCACGGGGGTAGCGTGAGGGCCAAACAAAGGGGCGGTAGTTGCGCTCTGCAAGCTTGTTGTAGATGGTAAAGGTAGTCTGGGGTGTCCCAAGGTACATAATCCTTGAGTCAGCCTTTGGTGTGAGGATAGACTCAGCTTCTGTGCATAACTGAAGGAGCTTTTCACGCATCATCTCGGTCATGGAGTTACCAGGGACCTCGATGTCATCGAGAATCATGAGGTCAGCACGTGAACCGGTTAGCTGACCGGTAATACCGACCGATTTAACGGATGGTGCCTGGTGAGGTGGGCAATTGATGTCAAAGGAGATCCGTGACCACCGAGAAGCGTCATCTTTTGGTCTCATGTGGGCTAGCCACGGTGTCTCAATCAGGAGCTTCTGAAGGAAGATGGACATGTTGTCAGCCCGTTCCTTAGAAGCTGAGATAATCATGATCTTCTTTTCTTTGTTATTGAAAAGAGTCCACAACACAAAGGCACCGGTAATCCAGGATTTACCTACACCCCGAAAGGCTTGGATCTGTAAACGCTTAGGACCGTGTTGGAGGTAGTCAGCAATGGAGTATTGTGCTCTTGTTGGAGAGGGCAACTCAAGCTGATTCCAAAGGGCCTGAAGAAAGACTTTGAAGTCTTCCCTTAATAGATCTAACGTACTCTTCTCAGGAGCCGCTGTAGCACGCTTTGAGGGCATAGATAAAGGGAATATATAGAAAGACCCCCAGAGGCACCTTGCAGAGGCTTCTAGGGGTCAATAAGAGGTGATTACGCTGTACGCTTCTTCTTTACTTTAAGAACGTCAGCAGCTTTCTTTTGGTTATAAGCCACATCTTGGTTAGCCGTAGGCCGAGGAGCCACGGATTCAGCAATAGCCTGAAGACCAAGGCTTTTAACACCACCCAAAGCTGATGCAATGGGTCCCATTTGATTACGGAGCATCTGTTGGGACTTCGCCAAGTTGGCAGCAGCCTTAGGCTTGGGCTTGGGTTGACGGGCAATCGGGCTGTTACCACTGATTGGGGCAGTCTGGGCAGACAGACGGTTGATCTTGGCGTCTGTGCTGTTACCGCCAGTGGCACGAATGGTGTTGGTAGTACCAGTAGTGGGCTTAGGAAGGTTGGGGAGGGTTACCCGTTGCTTACCTTGACCGGTGGTTACCTTTGCAGAGCCAGGTGTGACGCCTTCGCCACTTTTGGAGACAGTAGCCTTAGAGACAGCTTGACGGTTAGCACGGTAAGGATCTTGTCCTTGGCGCACTGGTTGGGTTGTCTTACGTGTACTGCGTGTATTGGATGAAGTTACCTTAGCCATTTACTTCTTCTTTTTCTTGTCGAGGGATGCAATCTTGAGTGAATCCTTCTTATCTATGCTGGCAGTATCAGAGCTGGAAACACTAGGCTTGTAGGAAGCAGAGTCACGCACTGGGCCTACACCAGAGACAGCTTCTTTCGCAATAGCGTTGTAACCGGCTTGTCCTTTCTTGACTTTGGATGCCAAGTCTTTGTGAGCGGCGGCCCAGATCCTGTAGTTCTCATTCATATCCTTTGACTGTCCTGGCTGGGAGGCGGCAGGCTTAGTAGAAGAGGAACGGACAGGAGGACGCATTGCAGTGCTGCCAGAAGAACGAGCAGGTTGTGCAGTGCTAGAAGAAATTCTGGCTACAGAAGGTGACTTAGAAGTTGTAGGAACCTTATCGGCTGGAACTTGGAACTTTTGGAGGGAAGCATAAGACTTTTCGCGTAGTGCATCACCTGAACCCTTAGGCATGGGTGCCGAAGGCTTGGCACCTTTAGAGGAAACAGCGCCGGTATTAGGGTTCTGAAATCGAGGACCGTAGTTACTGGAGAATCGCTTATTAACTGCAGCAGCTGCCTTAGACAGCTGTTGATTGCCTTCGCTGTTGGGGTTAAAGATAGAATTGGCCGTGAGTGCAATATCAACCGGGACTGCAGCTTTAGCCAGCAAACCTTTGCCTGTAGTCTTAGCAACATTGCCAGCAGTTGACGCAGCACCCTTAGGAAGTGCAGGCTTAGGTAAGCCACCAGGAAGTTTGGCTGGAGACTTAGGAGTACCTAACGAACCTTTATTGGAAGATCCAGCGACTTGGCCACGGGGTTGGCCAGTAACATCACGAACGTTGACAGGGTTAACCCGTGTTGAGGTATTAGCACCATTGCCTGAAGCTTTAACAATGGCACCACCACGTCGGCTACCACCACCAGTGCCGCCACGCCCAGGAGGGGCTGCAGGAGGGCCACCAGCACCAACTGCGCGGCTAGGGGTAACAGTAGGCTTAGGGGTACGTGTAGACAGTTTGCCAGGGGCTTTCTTCTTGGGAAATTGGTTCCAAGGGTTTCCTGGTTTTTTAGGAGCGGCCATAATTAATTAATATGAGATAAAATGAGTTGTTCCCTTTGGGTAACACCAAAGGTGTCTCTCATCCAAGAGAGCCAGTTATTACTTCCTTTTGCCTGATTACATGCCCTACAAGAAGGCACGAGATTGCTTGCAAGGGATGGACCTCCATTGGAGCGAGGCCGCACATGATCGATAGTTAGTTGATCGAGGTTATGTTGTATTCCACAATAAACACATTGACAATTGAAATGTTCTTTAATTGCACGACGATGTAGTCTTTTGGCTTCAGAGCTTGTCATCGTTATTAGGTTGTGGAGATAATGATCAGGCGTTGGGAAGAGGGGTGTCATTCAGCTATGGACGACGAAACCTTGCGTTATCACCCGCACCATTTCTGGCACGATTCTTCTTTGGACTTTCAGGGGCCAAGTTACCCTTAGAGTCATGGCTCATATCAGGCCCACCTTTGCCATCAATACCCCGTTGGCGTCGTTCACGCTTTAGGTCAATGCGGTATTGAATAGATAGCTTGGATTTGTTTCTTTTACGTTGAGCAGCATTTTTTACTGCTCTAGCCTCTGGATTGCTACGATAATAAGCAGCAGACTTACCAGGATCAGCCGATAACTTTGGGGCCATACAGTCTACGTTGTACGAGTTCTGGATCTACTTTTGGCATAATGGAAGTAAGCTTATCCAAGGGGTTACCTTCATATGCAACCCCAGAAATATCGTTCTTGTGTAGCCAATCACAAGCTGCTTTAAGATCAGCAGTAGAGGCTTCACCGGATTTAATCCGATTAAGTAGCTCTAGAGTTACAATATTGTGCAACTCATTAAACATATTTTCTGTAGCCTTAGGTTTGTTAGACATTTCTAAGTGCTATTTGATCAAGTTTATTTTCAATGCGGATCATGTGATCTTCCATCTTTTGGAGTGCATTGGATAGTTCATTACGTGGAACATACTTTTCAGCAACACGTAGTTCCATTTGGTCAATACGCCGGTCCAACTCAGCCACCTTGTTGCTGGTACGTGAGTTCAGGGCTGCCATGCCACCACTAGCACCGATGACTAGTGAGACAACACCAGTAAGAATTGCTTCAATCATTGTTTTCTGAAGGTCATAAACCAACCACTATTAGGACCTTCAACTTGCCAACGTTTTAGCCAGTTAGTCCAGCCGTACTTAACAGACATACCACCGGAACCAACCTTGTCGTAGCCACCGTTGGCATTGTCTAGTTGCCCGTATGGGTCGTGAAAGATGCCGTTGGCACCTTCATCACCAATGCAGAGCATGTAGTGACCCCCACCAGTGGGTGCCGAAGCTGGCCCATGGTGGAGGATTCCAGTTGCTACAGGAAACCCTTTTTGGAGTTCCGAGTTAATCGACTGCTTATTACCGGTGGTATAGAAAGTTGCAAAGACCCCATATTGGGCACAAGCCTTGATCTGTGCGTGGGCTTGTGTTGTATCACCGTATTTTAGAACGGTCTTTAAGTAATCATCATCAGCATTACTCCCCTTTAAAGAATCAGGACGGAGGTACTTGACGGCCATAGCACATGTTGAGCTAAAGCACATCCGACCTCCGTGACCTGTCTTGCTATCAAGTTGAGGGTAATACTGCTTCACCGGAAGCAGCACCATTGATTTCAACCCTTGAAGGAGTCTTTGATGCGACGAATCCGGTCGTCTTCCTTACGGAAAAGCTTAAAGGAATTGACAGCAGAAGTGAATGCCTGTACAAGGCTGTTGGACTTAAGGCGGGGGTTAGTGCCGAGGTACTCAGAAGCAAGAAACAGCACAAAAAAGGTAACGGTCTCAATCGAGACCTTGGCACCGAGGATGGTAAGCATGATGTTTAATAAGGGTAAGAGTTATTAAAGGTTTGAAAGTTTAGATGCCGTTAGCTGAGTTAACCGGCCAGCTAGATTGAGGAGGTTCAATAACGACAGGAGCTTCGATGGTCTCGACGGGCTCTGGCGTAGCTTCCCACCGGCAATATTCAAGACTGGTGGCGTAAGCAGCAAGCTCCTGAGTGGACTCTGTGGCCCTCAGGAAGGCCTCCTTTTGGTTACTTAGGACTCGTACTTCAGATCGACGATCAAGCACGCTCTGAGGGGCTTCTATGCCGGTCTCAGAGGCGCGAGTGATATACCAGTCAGTTTCACGGAGGATTGCATTGGCATTCAGTTTGACAAAGCCGCAATACATCTCCACCAATCCAGCGTGATCCTTGGGTGAATCTGGCCCCCAGTAGAACTGTTGGTCATACCAAGGGGGCTCTGGCAGTGGTCCAGTAAGGCCAATACGCTCGCGGTCCTCTTCTGTGCTGAGGCGGACCCAGTTTTCAGGGTATTGAATGTCATCGTAAGTAAACGACATTGAGTCGCTTACCGTCGTGCCATTTGGAAGTTGATAGGTAGCCATAGTATTAGGGGTTGGCTTGGGCACGGGCTACTTTGAATGTAGCTCCAGTTGTCGTAATGGAATAGGTATTGGTTCCGGCGGTGTTAAAACTGCTACTGCTTGAACGCAATTTGAAACCATTGGCCAACTTATCGACGTGGGTGGCGAAGGTGACCGGGTTGCTGTTGATGGTCATAGCAGTGGGAACACCGTTCAGGTAGACAAAGGGGCCATTAGCATTGGCATTACCCGTGAAGCTGCCGCTGGTGGTGATGGATCCTGTTGGCAGGTTGGTATCACACAACGCCTTGAAGCCGCTTGGGGCTGGGTAGGCAAACGGGCGTTGGCCGAAGTTAACTGAACAGGAGGCATTTCCGTGACCAACTGCAAAAGTGTATAAACCAGCGGGAAGAGAGGTAAATGCAGTTCCTTGTGAAATACCATTCTTGCTAAAAGAAACAGTACCAGCATCTAAATCTAAAACACATCCAATAACATCGTTATTTCCATATGTAGATCCATATGAAGTAGACGATCCGTTGTTGTACTTGCCCCCCTCATACGCACCATAGCAGTATGCACCTGATTGCCCAGTTCCCAAGCCAAACCGAGTACTGGGTGTGAAAGCACCTTGCCTCACAATGCCAAACTGTCCATAAGGCCCTGAAATGACCAACATCTCTGCATACCACTTACCAGTTGAAACATAAATAGTTCCACTGGTAGTTCGATAGGCGGCTGTAGTTTCCTGTTCATCTAAGTTGCCATTAGAAAGAACAACATTTGTGCCACCAAGAAGAAGGGGATTCAACGTCGCATAGTTCCCCCT